ATAGTTTGTCCGTACATTTTATGAAATAATTTTGCCACTGTTTTTGCTGATTTATCAAATGCTTTCTTATCTTGTTTTAAAGCGGCATCAATCATAGCATCATTATGCTTACGCATTGCATCATCACTCTTATTCTTACCAGCAACTTTACCCGCTTTAGATGCAGTACCTTGATTTTTAAAACCTTTTATACCAGATTGACTATCGTCACGTTTTATTGCTTCTTTTAATGGATTAAATTTTGCTTTTACTTTATTACCAATACCCAATACAATTGCACCAATAAACTGAACAGATGATGGTCCAGGCCATGGGAACGATAATCCAATAACACCAGTGATGAATAACGTCAATAACTTAGCACCTTCAGGACCACCGAAGATAGTTGCCAACGAGAACTTACCAGCAAGTGCAGAAAGAATATCACCCATATCAAAGTCATAACCAACATCACCAGTGAATGTCATATTGAACCAAATATATATTAACATACCCGATACAACCACACCACCCATACGTTTGGTTTTTTTGTGTGTCTTTAGATACTCATCCAACTTTGCTAATTCTTTAGTAGTCCATTTACCAACAACTGTATTTGACATATAATCAAATATAACTTTTTGAACCGTTTTAAATGCTTTCCAACCAGCTTTCATGATCTTAAAGATTCTATCAAAAGACCATTTTATTGCCTTGAAGAATTGAAATACAACCTTTTCCTTAAAGAAATTAACCATATCATTAAAGTTCTTTTTAAGAATAACGGCAACGTTTTTAACAAACTCTACCTTTTTCTTAATAAAACTAGGCATAGCAAGTTCATTAAGGTTAGTACCATTTTCATAATGTGTAAGGGCTTCTACAAATAAATTGTATTCATAATCCTTATCAAATTGTGCAAATGATTTCATATTATTGTTTAATTCTATACTTCTTAATAAGTTTATCCATCACTTTAACGTGTTCTGCAGTCCATCTAGCATTACTTGGGTTTACGAACTTTGGACCTAATTTATCAACATACTTACTCCACTCAATAGCAGCCTTTACGTTGTCTGCGTCAATAAGTCTGTCCAACTTATTTTCCATATCCTTTTGTGGAGATAGTCCTTCGGTAACATATTCTTCTTTAAGTTTCCTTAATGAGTTATTTGCTAATATTGAAATGAAGTTGATTTTAGCATTAACTAATGATTGTAATGCTTCTTTAGGTAAAGAATCAATCATTGCTCTCATCTTTTTATATGTATCACTTGATGGGTCGATTTTCTTAATTCCTGCATAATCTTTCTTTAGTTGTGCAAGTTGTTTAGAAGTAAATTCCATTTCATTAAGTTCAACCCCTTCTTTCATTGCTTTGATTTTCTTCCACACATCGTCAAGTTCCTTACGAACTTCCATTTGATTAGGTGAATTTGAAACCATTTTCATCGCTTTCAAAAATAGTTGAACTTTCTTTTTTTCTAATGAAGATAGCGATTCTTCTTTTATATGTTGTTTGAATGTTTTCATAATGGCACCCTTACCTTAATTGAACCACCAGTAATAGTATCAATAACTGATCCAGATAGTTTTGGTTTATAGTATAATTCTAATGTGTCTATGTTGAAAAAGAAATATTTCATTTTATGTGCAGATAGTTTTGCTTCTAAACCAGTTTCTATTTCATCATATCCTTTTATCTTTGTGTATTCTGTAGTCGCTAACGTCTTTAATTTACTAAGTATATCCTTATCAGTTAGTTTACCAATAGTTTTACCTTGGAAAATAACTTTTTGGTTTTTAAAAACATTAATATCTAGTTTTTCATAACCAGCAGCAACTGAAGGATCGAACCCTTTTAAATGCTTTTTAAGTGATGTCATTTCACCACGGTCGATTTTTGATAACATTTCATCATTGTTAATTTCATCTATATAGAATTTTGCAACCTTATATAAAGCCTTAATTTCTTTTAATGTATTAATTAATGCACCACGACTGTCAACACCTAATCTAAAATTATATGCAAACAAATTCTTATCTACTTTTGTTGCCTTAACTTCAATTTTATGTGTACCTAATTCAACATCAAAGTTTGAACGTCCACCACCAATAGTTACGTTATCAGATAAGTAAGCAAGTAAAACTTCGCCAGGACCAACCCCTTTAGGCACATCATTAAATATCTTTGTAAAAATAGCTTTATTTTTAGTAAGTGCCTTATTAAATTCAGTAACAAACTTTTCAGGTGTAGTTGCTGAAATTTTACCAACGTCTTTAGTTATTTTATGTTTTGCGTTAATTAACTCTCTTAATTCTTCGGTTTTACTTTTATCAGCGGCTAATGTCAAAACATCACTTGATGATTTTGTACGTGCCTTTTCAGTAATAAACTCATTAAATTTTTTCATATTTATTTCACCCATTGTTTTACTGCATTGAAGTTATTTTTACTAAACTCCAATCTATTAACTAATTTAACTGCACTGTTTGATAATGTATCAATAGCAACAAAACCCTCTGGTCCTGTAGTCTTATAACCAGTATCAGTCTTAATAAATGCAGGTATTTGATTGACTGTTTCTAATTTCTTAACAATTAACATTTTAATATCAATAACATCATCGTGCCATTGTAATGTATGTGAGAATGTACCAGCAGATTTACGGAAATCTTTAATAACATCTTCTAATTGTTTTTTCTTCTTCTCTTTACCCTTTTCGCTCTTTAATTTAGCAATTTTCTTTTCATAATCTGCACGGATAAAGTCAATGAATGTACCAACAGATTTCTGTTTATTAGTAAACCTTTCACCACGTCTAACTTGTGCATTTATATAAATCTTAACCATCTTTGACACTTCAGTCTTACCAAATAATATACTCATATCTTTATCATTTAATAATTTCAACTCTTTATGTGCGTGTTTTAGTTTTGTCTGAATTGTCTTATATTCAGTAGTGGTTAATGTAGCAGAACCAGAAACATCCCTAAAGTTTGTGTCAGTAAACCAAACATCTTTATGTTGTGTAAATGCTTTTAGATTAATTTTAAACTGTGCCTTTAAATTACTGATTGCATCACCAGTGTATGTGGTATGCCAAATAACACCAACTTTAGATGAAGTTATTTTACTTTCTAAATCACCACCTGTAGGTACTGCATATGTAATTGTGTTGGGGGTAAATGTAGTGTATGTTTCACCATCAATCTTTTCTTTTTTAAGGTCTTCTGGTGAAAACATAAAATCACCTTGATATATACCTTTTTTTATAATTTTAGGGAAATGTTTTAAAGCGTCTTTTAATTTGGTGGCAAGACCACCTGAATGGTTCTTATCAATATCTGCGTCTGTGTAATTGATTTTTGGTGTTTTATTGAATAATGATTTAGTACCTACAAAAAACTTACCGTTTTCTGGGTCAATACCAGCAACCACAGCTGGTGCTCCATCAACCTTTGCCTGAATATTTACTGCACGTTTAGAGTGTCCTTCTAAAGAATGTGTAACATCATCTAAAATTTTAAGGGCAGATTCTGCTCCTGATTTACCAAAATCAAAGATAGCATCCTCTACGTGCTCTAAATGTGTTAGAGGGACTGCCTTTTCTTGTAAATAGGTTTTGAAACTTTTCATTTTTACACACCGTAAAAAATATCTAATAACACTATTTATAATAAATTCGGTTTAAGTATATCCTTCAAAATGTCAATAGAGTTATCCATTGCAATATTCAAGTTATCAAACATAACATCGACACTGACCCCATCAACATTATCACTAACCCCTTTGATTATAATTGTGTTAATATTAAAACTTTCACATACTTTCGCAACTGCGAAACCTTCCATATCAATAAGATCATACGTTGTGTTTGGTGTTTCTGTTGCAAATGTATCACCAGTTATTAAACTCTTAACTTCAACATCCAAGTATGTTGGTACAGAACATTCTACTTTATTATACAACACATCTTGATATTCTTCAAATGGTACAAAAGTATCCCACTGTCTTACTTTATTGATTACAAATGCAGAGCCAGGTTCAACCTCTTTTATTCCACCTGCAATACCAATATTAATAACAGCATCTACATTATATGAGTAAATAAGTGTTGTTGTTGCCTGTGCAGACAACACTTTACCTATATCAGAATGTATTAAAATAATGTTCTTATTCTTATTTGTCCATATTTGTTGTCCACCATAAACAACTTCTTTTTTAAGGTGCAACGAGGTTACTATTTTACAAACTTCCTCCTTCATTGCACATACTATACCATACTTCATACTTTAAAATCCTTGAATGCTTTTTGCTTCTTTTCTCCTTTACTTGTAGCAAATACACTTTGATTCACATCATCTTCAACATCATTACCCATTATGTCTTTTTGTGCATCTTGTTCTACATCATACCACTTCATTTTTGCTTTGTTGATACCAATAACAAATCGTTTGTTCATATTTTCATCACCATAACGATTCTTTAACTGTTTAACCATTACTTGGTTTAATTCTTGTAATTCCTCAGTTGCAATTAAGGCAAGGAATAAGTCAGCAGTAGCAGGTAAACCAAATGATTCAGATGTATCTTCAAGACCCATATCAGATGAACTAAAACCTGTTCTATTAACCTGTGTAGCAGACCAAATAGGAACGTTAAATTCAACAGCAAGTCCTCTTAATTCTTCTGCGATTGCTTTAACATATGTATAACTATTAACATTATTAGAACCGTTTAATCTTTGTGAAGCACAAATGTTTAGATAATCAATATAAATGATGTCTGGTACAAAGTTCTTTTTCAATGCCAATTCTTTTAATAAATGTCTGAAATGACCAGCATGGGCAGTTGATGTAGGGTATTCCTTAACGATTAACTTACCTTTAGTTTTTGATTGAATATTCTCAATTTTCTTAGAATAGCGTTCAAATGACAAATCCTTCAAACTATCAACTTCAACATCCATTAGGTTAGCATCAATACGTTCAGCAATACGTTCCTCTGCCATTTCAGCAGTAATGTATAATACATTTTTACCAAGTGTTAAATTTGATGCCGCCATATGACACATACCGATTGTTTTACCAACACCAGTTCCCGCCATTAAAATGTTCAATGTTTTACGTGGAATACCACCTTTAGTAATCTTGTTTAGATATTCAATATCAAACGGAATACGTTCCTCTTTACGTTGATAAAACTCAAATCGTTCTTCTGCATTGTCAAGGAAATCATGTCCAATATGTGTATCAAAAGAAACTGCAAGTGCATTTGATAATAATTCAGGAATAGACCCTTCAGATTGTTTACTATCTTCGTCGTCAATAATATTAATTGACTCCATAATAGCATTATAAACGGCTTTATCTTTACAAAACTTCTCAGTTTCAT